AACAATTAGACAAAGTAAAATGGTATAATTTCATTAAAAAGGATTGTTATTGAGTTTATTATATAAAATATTACTAAAAGTTTTTAAAAGGGGTTATAATGGACTTTAAAAGTGATTATGAGGCTAAAAAATCTATAATAGAGTTATGCGACAACGTTTACAACGGTTCATTAACTGCTAGTACATATTTGCAACAGTTTACAAGAGAGAACGCTAAAAAATTTGAAGATAGAGTGATAGTTTTAACTCTTGATAACTATGTAAAACGAACGGTTGATAGTATTGCAAATATTATTTTTAGAAAACCGTTTGATAAAAGTGAGCTAGATTTTGATATTTTTAAAACAATTGATTTGACTAGAGATATTAACCAATTCGGTAAAGATATTTTAAAATCAGTAGTAAAGGACGGATACACTTTTATTCTTGTTGATGCTCCAGCAGCAAGTGAGGATGTAAAAACAAAAGCGGATGAGTTACGTGCTGGTTTACGTCCTTATTTTGTGCATATAGAGCGTAATAATGTTGTGAATTGGAAAATGAAAACAGCAGACTCTTATAAATGGGTTGTGATTAGAGAGTTTTACTCAACTTATGATGGGTTTAAAGAAATTGTAGCAGAGCAATATAAAGTCTTTTATGATAGTGGACTTGTTGAAGTGTATAGAGATGATGAGTTATTCTCTAAAATAGAAACAGGTTTAAAAGAAGTTCCTATTGTTAAAGTTGGAGTTGATGACATTCCTATTGTTTACGATCAAGCGAAGTTAAATATATCGCATATGAATAGAAACAGTGAATTAGATAATTATATACGTGTTGCCTCTGCTCCAATTCCAGTTAGTTATATGTTACCTATGGATGAGAACAGTGTAGTAACTATTGGTGTAAATGATGGTGTAAATTTTGATGCACCTAAAAATGAGGCTGGTTTTGAATGGGTAGGACTTAAAGCGGAAAATACACAAGCAATTAAAGAAAGAATTGCAGATTTAGAAACTCAAATGCTTAATATTGCGGTTACATTTGCAACATCATCTAAAGTTAAAACAGCCACACAAGTGGAAACGGAAAGTACAGAGGACGAAAGCAAATTAGTATCTATTGCACAAGAAGTTGAGAGAGGTATCAATAAGGCTATTAAGCTTTTGGGGATTTACGATAAAACTTATAAAACAGATAAAGAAGTGTTTATTAACAAAGATTACGACAGCAACAAATTAACACCTGAGCAAGTAAATCAAAACGTAACTCTTTATAGAGAGGGTATCATTAGTTTAGATAAACTTTGGGAGCTATTAGAAGCTGGTGAAGTGTTATCCATTGAAGATAAAGACAGAGAAAAAGCACTACTTTTAGAGGTGTAAAATGAATTATTACGACTTGGCATTCAAGGAGCAAACACTCTTTGAATTGCTAGAAGCTCCATCAAAAACAGAAGCAGAAAAAGTTTTAAAGTTAGCATTGAGAGATATTATAGACGAGATAGAAATAACTAAAGGTGAGTTTACACGTAAAAGACTTAACGAATTATTTGCATTGATAGCTAGTGAGATAAGCCCTGCATATAAACAGTTACTAGAAGATCTTCAACAAGACGCAATAGAAGCTAGTGCAATAACATACGGTGCATATATCGGTGCTGCATTACCTAAATCAACAATAGAAGAGATAGTTAATCAAAATAGACTTATTCAAGGTTATCAATTCAAAGACTTAATAAAAGCCACAAGTGATAATCACGTAAGGCAACTTAAAAGAGTTATAGGTAAAGGTGTAGCAAAAGGGAAACCATCTCACGTGATTGTAAAAGAACTGAGAGAAAAAGACAAAAAACTTATAAAAAGCAGGCTAAATAGTGCAGTTTTTACTTACATAAGTGAGAGCAGAGCAATAACAAGACATAAAGCATATAATGAATTAGGGATTAACTGTTTTGAGTATGTTGCTACACTAGATGGAAACACAACGGAATACTGTAGAGAGCACGATGGTAGAAAGTATCACAAACCTATTAAAGAAATACAAGGAGAAATCAACATTCATTTTCATTGCAGAAGTGTTTTTATTCCTTGTGTTGATACAAAGCATAAAAGAGCTTCACAATTTGGTGAAGTGGACGGGAACACAACATATGGAGAATGGTTTAAACTACAAGATGAAGCATTTCAAAAGAAAGTTTTAGGTAAAAAGAAGTTTGAAGCATATAAAAAAGGTAAGTATATAGTAGGTGGGTTATCTGATGTTAAGGGTAAAGAGTTAAGTTTTAAAGAGATTAAAGATACACTAGCTAAATAATGCTAGTGCACAAACTCTATTTTTCTTTTTATATTATCGTGAACCGTAACCATTAATTTACTATCACACATTGTATTTAATTCTCTTTTATCAAACTTAACAAGCATTAAGTTATTGCTAAATCTCTGTACAATATTTCCATATCCAAACTCTTTATCATTGCAGTAAACTCTATTGTTTAGTTTCTCTTCCATTTTTATTATCCTTTGTTCTTGATTTTTTATAATTTCCGTAATAGTATTTATAGGCTCAACTAATTTGAAGTAAATAAATCTTTCTTCTGCTGAAAAGCCTTTCTCTTTTAACTTGTATGCTTCTCTTATAAAGTTTTTAGTGTTTTTATCCCTTGTATCTATAAACAAGCCTTTTTTTCTCATAACTCTAAATAACTGCTTCATACTAGGTATAAATTTAGCTATTACCATTCTGGACACTTTGTATTTATCTCTACTATCTAGCTCATCTATATACTTTGATATACTCTCATCATCATACATAACTACTATCCTTTTGTTTAGGTGTATTTTCCCTGTTAGCTCAGTGCTATGATATCGAGTTTAAACTTAATTGTCAATATATTGAAAAAATCATAAACTAAATAAAATTTTATGATATAATACAACCATACATTTTAATATGGAGGTATTATATGTTTGAAGAATTGCTTAAAATTATCGGAGATAATGAAGCAGGGAAAAATCTTGTTGAAAAAATCAAGTCGCAACAAGAGGAGTTAAGTTCGAAGTATAACTCAATGGAAGTTAAGTTTAACGAAGCAGTAGAGACAAGAAACAAGGCAAAGGAAAAACTTAATCTTGTTAAAACTAAATTCGGTTTAGAAGATATTAGCGACGAAGCTTTGGACGGTGTGAAAAAAGGTAAAGTAGATGAGCAAGTAATTGCAGAAATTGAAAATCTTAAAAAGACACTATCTCAAGAGGTAGAAGCTAAAAAAGAGATAGAAAACTCTTACAAATCTAAACTTCAAAATATAGCTTTAGACAATGCTTTTGCTAACAGTGGTTTAGTTGATATTGCAGCGAACAAAGAAACTCTTTCTATTTTAAAAGAACTTGCAAAACAAGGGGCAACTTTCGACGATAACGAGCAAATCGTATTTAAAAACGAAGATGGTTCAACTGCTTTAGTAGATGGCCGCCCTATGACTATCGAAGACAAGATTAAGCAAATCTCATCAAATGAGGCTTATGCTGGATTGTTTAAGCCAACAACACAAGGCGGAGCAGGAACTCAAAATACAGCAGGAACTGCAACACCTAACAATTTTAGTGGTTTGAGTGCTACTGAAATGATGAAACAGGGTAGAAAATGATCTACTTTGCAATTTAAAACAAATTAAAAAGGAAATTAAATGGCTTTAACACTTTTAGAAGCTGCTAAATCAAATGGCGGCGATGTTTATAAGGCTGGAGTTTTAACTAAATTTGCTGAGACTTCGGACATTCTTAGAGTTCTACCTTTTGAGGGTATTAACGGAAACTCATTAAAATACAATGTAGAAGAAACACTTCCAGGCGTTGGGTTCCGTGGGGTAAATGAGTCTTTTGATGAGTCAACAGGTATTATCAATCCTAAAGTTGAGTCTTTAACTATTGCGGGTGGAGATTTAGACGTTGATAAATTTATCGTTGATACAATGGGACAATCACAAAGAGCAGTACAAGAAGCAATGAAAGTTAAATCTCTTGCTTTAGCTTGGACACGCACTTTCATTAAAGGTGATAGTGAAGAAAATCCACGCGAGTTTGATGGTTTACAAAAACGTCTTACTGGTGATGCTATTATTGAAAACGATGCAAGTGGTGCTGGATTATCTCTTGCTAAACTTGATGAAGCTATCGATGCGGTAGATGGTGCAAATGTTATTCTTATGAGTAAAGCAATTAGACGTCGTATAACTGTTGCTGCAAGAGATAGCTCTATCGGCGGTAACATTACTTACACAAAAGATGAGTTCGGTCGCCAAGTTACACAATATAATGATTTACCTATTCTAATTGTTGATAAAGACAACAATAACACAGATATTTTAGGGTTCGATGAAGCTGGAAGTACTACTTCTATCTATATTCTAGCACTTGGTGAAGGTCAAGTTTCAGGACTTGAAAATGGTGGAATGGATGTAAGAGATCTTGGAGAGCTTGAAACAAAATCTGCACTTAGAACGCGTGTAGAGTGGTATAGCGGTTTTGGTGTATTTGCTCCACGTACTGCTGCAAGACTTTCTAAAATCACAGACGAAGCGGTAACAGCTTAATAACAGAGCCTAACGGCTTTGTTTAATTTAAAACAAGGAAATTAAATGAAAACTTTTGATAAATTAGGGTTAATTGTTGAGGGTGCTACTACTGATGTTACAGCTTCAACTGCTGCAGTCAAGATTAATGGCTTAAATATTGGTGAAGCATCTTATGTAGGTGTATTTAACGTTACAGACGCAACTGGTACAGATTCAGACAACTATTTTACTTTACAATTAGAGGTTAGTGATAGTGCTGATGGAACATTCGTTGCAGTTGGAAATGGTATTAAAGCACCGCTTGAAGGTGGCAAGTTTGAAGTAGGTTTTACAGCTGGACAAGCTAACAAGTTTTTCCGCGTAACAGCAACTGAAACTGGTGATGGTGCATCAGTAACTTATACTGCTTTTATTAGTAAAATTTAAGGGGAGTTAAATGGGTACTATTGTTTATGATAAAAAAGGAAAAGAGTACAAAGTTCCTCATAAAATTGATGTAAAAGATTGGCTCGCTGCTGGCTATACACTTGAAAAGCCTTTAACAGCTGCAGAAAAGAAAGCATTAAAAGCAAAAGAAGAAGTTGAAAAGAAATCAAAAGAAGATGCTGAAAAATAACTTTTAAAGTTGCTTTATAGAGGGGTATTTTTTACCCCTTTGTTAAATTAACTACAATTGATAAAGATAAGACAAGTGTAGCTATTAAGAATATTAATAGATTTAACATCTCAATTCATACAAGTACAAGACTATAAGGAGTAAAAATGGCATTAATAGTTTATCCAGAAACAAATTGGAATAGTTACATAAGTTTAGAAGATGCAGAGACTTTAATAAGTGATAGAGTTTTAGACACTAGCTCTTGGGATTTGTTAGATAATACTACAAAAGAAAAGTATCTACTACAATCAACACTGTTGATTAAAAACAAAATAGATTCTATTACATATAGCGAGACACCTTACAATTTAATGTTAGCAGTTATTTATCTTGCTACTTATTCAGTAGGTAAAGATATGACTACAAACGTTGGTGATGATAACGTAAAAGTTCTTGAAATAGATGGAGCTATTAAAAAAGAGTATTTTACAAGAGGTAAAAAGTCTAACTCTTTTCCATCGATAGCAAGTGAGTTATTAATAGAATTTGGCTTTAGAAGTAGTGGAACTTTTAGCATAGAGAGAAGTTAATTATGAGCGAAGCTACAAGTGCATTAAAAGATATAAAACAAGCTTTAGAAGATTATGGGACAAGCATAACTTTAAGATTTGTAATACAAGGTGAATACGACCCGCTAACAGGTCAAACAGAAACATCAACGGATATTGATTTAAAAGCTATAATTAAAAACAATAAAACTGAAAAAGATAATAATGCTTTGCAGTATAAAGGTAGAATTGAGGGTGTTGTAAATAGTGAAGTTTTAGAATTGATGCTTTATAGTGATGTTGAACCAACAAAAAAAGATAAGATAGTTTTTAATAACGTTGAGTATGATATTACAAAAGTAACTAAATCTATTTTACAAGGTACAGTTTTGAAGTATGAGATTTTAGCGAGAAAATAATGTTAAGCAACTCTTTTAACGAACTTATGAAAGAAACAGAACAAGCGATAACAAGCGAGATAGTAACGCTTTACGGTGAATTTGTAAAAGCATCTCCAGTTGGGGGCTATAGAAAACTTAAAGACGGGAGACTTGTAAAAATAAAAGGCTATATAGGAGGTAGCTTTAGAAGTGCGTGGAGTTTAGACAAAAACAAAAAGTATTCTTGGAGCATTTCTAATAATATGGAGTACGCTGATATTTTATTCGCAGGTCGTAGAAAAGTAGGTAAAAGGTGGCTTGGTTCTGAACAATGGGCAGACGGCGGAGAGCCTATGTTGAAAGAGTTTGAGCATAGAATAGAAAATAGATTAAATTCGCTACAAAAATGATATAATTACAAGGAAAGGTTTTTGTATGACTTTAGAAATTAAAAGCACATTGGAACAATACTTCATAGATAATTGGACTCAAACACAAATACAATTTGATGGAGTAGATTTTGATTATAGCAATATTGACAGCTGGATAAGCTTAGTTTACACACCAGTTGAAAACAATCTTATTGGGTTTGATGGTTCAAGTGTCGGAAGAATTAGAAACAACGCTATTTTAAAAGTATTTTGTTATGCAAAAACCGTTCCTTTGACTTATAAATTATCTGATGATGTTAAAGCATTCTTAAATGGGAAACAATTTTCAGATATAAAAGTAAGTATAGGGCAAGACAGAGGAGCTACAAACTTAGATAATGGTTTTTTTGAAGTATTAACTATTTTTGAAGTGAATAAATTTTAATAAAAGGAAAGATATATGGCATTAACAAACACGAAAAAAAGTGCTTTATTTGTTTTAAGTGGTGCGACGTTACCTGATGCACCAGCGAACTTTTTGGAGGTTACAGAAGAGTTTACTTTTTCTCCTGATGTTCCAGTAGAGGAATTTAAACGCATCAACGGGAAATTGGGTAGTAATTCATCTTATGCAGATACTGGACACGTAACAATCAGTCACTCATTAACTCACAATATGCGTTCTTCAAACAGTGCAGGTGATGCGTTAGACACTCCACCAGAATATGGAGAGCTTTTGAAAATAGGTGGTTTTGATGAGATTATTGATACTTCAACAGAAGATGAGGAAACTGTTACATATGTAAATTCGCAAACACCTTTAAGAGGTAGTATTGTTGCCTATTTAGATGGAAACAAGCACACTATCACAGATGGAGCAGTAGCAGACATTAAATTTAACTTTCCAGTTGGTAAAGTCGCGACTATTGATGCAACTATTTCTGCGTTTTTAGATAACGATGGGGTATCTGTTGAAGAAGAAAATCCAACTGTAACTCTAAATTCTGAGCCTGTTGTTATTGTTAGCTCTGCTGATGTGTTTACTGCTGGCGGTGTTAATTTAGTACCTGATAACGTTTCTATTGAGATGGGTTCAGATGTGCAAGAGTTTTACGGCATGGGTCGCAAAAACTTTGAGATGAAAGATTATGTTATCAAGGTAACAGCTGACTTTTATCCTGAAAATGCAGACTATAACAATGCTATTTCTGCACTAAAAGGTGGAACGGTTGAGGCTATCAACTTGAAACTTGGAACTGATGGCACAGGCGCTTTAATCAACGGTAAATCTGTTGAAGTAACTTGTAACACAGCAAAAGCAAACTCTTTTAGTGATAGCGTAGATAAATCTACATTAAAACGTTCTTTTACTTGGTTGCTTACTGGAGAAAATCAAATCTCACTTAAACACGGTTTCTTCGCGTAATAGCGAGGTGGCTTTGTAGATATGTGCCACCACCTGAAAACAATCTACACAAAAACAATCTACATAGGAAAAAATATGAAACTTACATTTAAAGAAACATTTGAAATTGAATTAGAAAACGGTGCAGTAATTGGTGGAACTTTTAGAGATCTTACTAAAAAAGAGAGAAAAGAGATTGAGATTAAATTTGAAAAAGACCAACAACTAGCAAACAAACTGCAAAAGTTATCTAAAAAAGCTAAACGTTTATCGATTGAACTTAAATATGAGGACGATAAAAGCAAGATTAAAGAGATACAAAAGAAAATCTTTAAGATTGAAGATGAGGCAGAAACTTTACAAAAAGAGCTTGAAAGCTTAAACACAAGAGAGGAAACTTCAAAAATTCGTTTTAATATGTGTGTTAAAAGTGATAAAATTGGAGAACTTTTAGAGATTTGTGAACAATACTCTTATGAAATTGTTATGCAAACAATTCTGAAGGATATTGAGGAAAAAAAGCAGAACGCTACTCAAAATTAATTGAGTGGGCAGGACAATTTGCAGACGGTACAGACTTTACAAACTTAGACGAGAGAGATAGAGAGATTTTAAATAATCCTCTATCAAAAATAGTATCATTTAGCAACTATGACTATGAAGCCTTTACTCTAATGCAAATATTTAAGCAACTCCAATTCACATATGGCTTCAGCGGTAAACCTACAGGATTTAACTACTTACAAGTTAAAGACTCTTTAAGGTGGAATGGGCTAAAACCAAAAAACTACATAAGTTTAATTTCACAAATGTTTTATAACTATGCAAAGAATTTAAAAACGGGGTAAAATATGGCAAAGTTGCAAATAGATATAGACGTTTCAGGTCAGAGTAAAGTAACTCAACTTGATAACAGTTTAAAAAACTTAGACAAAACTACAAAAACAACCGCAACGGATAGCGAGAAAGTAGCTGGAGCACTTAAAAAAATAGGTATAGCTGCAGCTGTCGCTATAACAATATCAAAACTTGAAGATACGTTAATAGGCTTAGGTGAGTCACTTATTAAAACATCCGCACAATTTGAACAATTCGAAGCTGTATTAACAACAATAGAGGGAAGTTCATCAAAAGCAGAAGACAGCCTTAAATGGGTTGAAGAATTTGCAAGCAACACACCTTTTAATATCGAAAAAGTTACAGAGTCTTTTGTGCAATTAAAAGCGTATGGATTAGAACCTACCGACGGACTATTAAGAACTCTTGGAGATACTGCTAGTGCTATGGGTAAAGATATTAATCAAGCAGTTGAAGCGATAGCAGACGCAGTTGTAGGAGAAAATGAGCGTTTAAAAGAGTTTGGGATAAAAGCAAACATTATAGGTGATGATATTAAATACTCTTGGACTAATGCTAGCGGAGAGATGCGAACTACTATCGTGCAAAACAATAGTGAGATAATTCAATCAACGCTAGAAGCGATTTTTAATAGTAAATACAAAGGTGCTATGGAAGATCAAAAGAAAACGTGGAACGCTATGATTTCCAATATTCAAGACAAATGGACTCTATTCAAAAAAGACGTTATGGATGAAGGGTTATTTGCTTATTTGAAATCTATCGTTACTGTAGTCGGTGATAAGCTTACAGAAGCCTTTGGAAACGCTGAAGATATGGGAAAAGCTTTTGCAGATTATACTATCGCTGGAATTAAAGGTGTTATAACTGGTGCAGGATATGTGTATGATGCGTTTGGCAAAATAGGTAATATGTTCACTATGATAGAAAAATCCGCTGAAGTTGCTTTTTATGGAATACAAGTTATATCATCGAATTTAGATTATGCACTTAAAACAATGTTTGAGGGTACATTTAATTTTATAATTGATGGGATTAATGCACTTGTTAAACAAGCTAATTCGGCTATGGAAGTTTTAGGTATTGGTTATGCTTTACCATCTGTTTCTTATGTTGATTTTGGTTCAGAGAGAGCAAAGTTAAGAACAGAGTACACAGAAGCTAAAACGGTAATAGCAGCAGATGAGTTTCAAAAAGCATCCACAGAGTTGTTTTTTGGTGAAAGTGGCGGTGATGAGTTCGCGTCTAACCTAGTTAAACAGATAGATGATGTTTATGCAGATATATCCACAGCTGTAAATGATCCAGCAGCAAAAGAAGATTTTGGAGAAGCCCCAGCAACAGGACAAGAAGCTCCAACAACAGAACCTAGTTCATTACCCACGCCTACTAATGAACAAGTTGAAGCACAAGATAACGCTACTCAAGCAGTAGAAGATACAAACAACGCTTTAGATGATTTAAAAGAGACGTTTGTTTCAACGAGTGGGGATGATGACGTTTATACAGTCTTTACAGAAACACAAGGAGTTGTTGAAGAAACAACTGAAACTCTTGATGACTTTTCAACTGCTACAGAGAATGTTGAGGACTCTTTAGATAATTTCATATTTAAGTTTGAAAATACATTTATAAACAGCTTGGAAAGTAGTGCTAAAACTCTATATAGTGTAGGTAGCGATTTAGCAAGCTACCAGAGTGCTAGCTATGAGCAGGCTTTAAATGATGTTTTAGCTGTTAGAGATGATTTAATAAACAATCCTTTAGATACAAACATCGCAGAAGCGTATTCAGATGCTTATAATCAATTTATATCAAGTACAAGTGATTACTTGGGTAATACTTCTAAATTCACAACAGCAGAGGAGTTGCAGTTCGCAAGCGTAACAGCTGGTGTTCAAACTAGAGAACTTCAAAGTACTGCAATGGACACATATGACGTTTTAGAAAGTATGAACGATTTATTATTTTCTATTAATCAAGCTTACGAAGATGGTATTTTAACAGAAGAAGAGAAAGCAACGATCGCCGGCGTTGCCGATGATGTAAACGAAAAGAATGAAGTTCTGCTTGGTCATAGTGGTGTATTGGTTCCGACTGTAGATGACTTAAACAAAGCTATTAACGAACAAGAATACTACAATAATGACTATTTAGCAAAAAGTGAAGATTTAGGGGACATTGGAAAAGTAAAATTAACAAGTGCTGGAAGCTTTCATACATACGACTACACATCTTCGAAGAAGCTAGATGAAAATAAAAGTGAAACTAATACTGTTGGTAATTTTGTTAGTGATTTAATGGGAGCTGGAACATCAGGAATAAGTCTTGATAGGATAGGTAGAAGTTTGCCTCAACTATCTGTAGATACTGGTTTAGAAATGGGTGAAATTTCAAATGTAAAAGTTGATACTTGGGGGCATTTGAAAACACATGATAATGCTGTTAACTCAAAAGTAAATGATGTTAAAGATGCAACAGAGGATGCAAACATAAAAGGTACAAGTGCAACATCAATAGATGACTTGAGACTAAAGAAAGAAACTAAAAAATTTACTTTTTCAAGTAGAATGGAATATTTCGAATATCCAAGCGGTTCAAGTGGATGGAACTCAATACCTTACGTTACAGGAGAAACATCTTCGTACGAATATTATGCAAACGGAGGTTTTACTGGCAAAGGAATTGGAGAAAGAGATAGCACAGGCTACAAACAAGCTGGAATAGTACACGAGGATGAATGGGTAGCTCCTAAGTGGATGATTGAAAACAATAGAGGATTGTTTAACGTACTTGAGAAAGCAAGATTAAAAGGTTTTTCAAGCGGTGGTTTTACAAGCAAAACAGTAACTAAAGCTATGAATGGTTTAGGAGATAAAACTGAGAAGTATATGTTTATCTTAGTTGATGAAATGAAGCGTTTAAATAGGCTAATGAGGTCTATGAGTAACGGCGGAGAAAGTTTATTTGTTGAGGTGGTTTAATGAAGATAGTAAAAAACAAAACAATAGATTATTTAAGTGCGAATTTTGAAGAAGATGAAACACTTTGGGATGCAGATAGCACATACAATTATGCTGATGAGTTGCGTTGGGGACATTGGATTTATAAATACGCTGGTACTGATGATACAAACACAAATGTTAATCCGCAGGAAAACATAGACAACAAAATAAATGTAGCTTGGGTTAAAATAAGACCTACGAATTATTATGCTATGCTTGATGGAAAAACAAACACAACTACAAAAGTGCAAGAAAACATACAAATAGAAATAGATGATGTGAACTATGATACTTTTTCACTTTTGGGATTAGTTGCAAAAACAATAACAATAGATTTATATAGTAACGATGATGAAACAATAGTATTTAATAAAATATTTAATTTACAAGACGAAAGCGATGTAGTAGATTTTTACTCATATTGTTTTAGTGAATTTGTATTTAAGCCGTCTGTATATGTTCAAATTCCTATTTATAGTGATTCTAAACTTATTGTAAATATAGACAACGGAACAGAAATTGCAGAGTGTGGAAGATTGGTTTTTGGTCGCTCTATGTATATAGGTGATACAGGCTTTAATGCAAACTTGTCACTGGAAAGTTATAGCAGTAGAGTTACAGATGAATTCGGAAACGTTGATTTTGTTCATAGAGGTGCTGTAAATTTAGACAGCTACGAAGTTGAAGTACCGACAAATAAAGTACCTATGTTAAGACGTGTTGCAGTTGAATACGACGCTAAACCTCTATTGTTTATAATGGACGAAAGCAAAGACAGTAACTTGGAGAATTTGCTAATTTTTGGATATTGGCAAAACTTCTCTATGCTGATACCTAATGCACTAAAAAGCACAGTTAGTGTTACTATTAAAGGATTGCTATAAATAAGGTATAATTACAAAAAAAGGAGTAAATAATGGCAAAAATTTCAACAGCTATTCAGCCATTCACTAGAACACCAAGCAGACAAAACCCTGCTACTTTTAGTGAAGATATGGATATACGACTAAGTGAGGAAAATTTACGTATCACTCAAATGAATAATTTTAGTGATGAAGCAAATATATTAGCAGACGACTTAACACAAAAAAACTTACAAGCTAGTACAAGTGCAACTAATGCTACAAATGCAGCAGCACAAGCAGAACAAGCAAAAAATGAAGCTGTAAGTGCAAGAGATGAAATTAAAAGCTATGTTATACCACAAGATGCTACTTACACTTATGAAGATATAGACGCAAAAGATAATTTGGCTCTTGAAGCAGCTTTTAATGCATATGGATATACAAAAGATGTTAAGAAAAGTGATAGATTTGTAGAGACAGATACGCCTTATATAATTCAAGACAAAGGTGGAGATGCAATTAGATTTACTAAAGGTTTAGTAAAGAGAGACAGTGTAGAGAATATCCATTTACCATTAGCACCTTTTGCAGATAACTCAACAGATGAGTTACTAGACTATAGTGTAAATGGAGTTGAAACTCAAATAGACCATAAAGTTTGTGATATTGTTCATTGTGGTAACGGTGCTGAACTGGCTGATAGTTCTCACGATACAAGTAGTACAGACAATTGGAACACAAATAATGATGCTGGTTTAAGCGTTTCAAATGGTGTACTTAAAGTTAATGCTAATGATACAGATTATCCTTATGCTGAATTAGATATTAGTGATATAGTTGAGATTGGTGCAAATTACATAGTTAAAGCAAAACTAGGTGGTGTATCACCTAAACTT